CCACGGCCTCGGGCGCCAGGCCGGCCAGCCAGTCCTTGCCGGCGTTCGAGCCGAAGCCCGGGTCCGGCGCCGGCAGCACCGTGGTCACCTCGCCCGTCACCGGGTCCACCACCTCGGTGGGGCCGGGCAGGCCCTCCTGGGGCGTGAGCCCGCGCTCCCGGAGCTGGCGCTCGCTCAGGCTCTGCACGCTGCAGCGGCAGTTGAATCCGTTTGGTGGGTAAAACTGCTGCCAGAACGCGTCGTCCATGTGGGCCACGTGGCCGTGCAGGGCCCGGTGCGCGGGCCTGGTCCGGTTGTCTTCGATGGCCACGTAGCGCAGGTAGGGCCGGGTCGCCTTGGTCTGCTGCAGCTGCGCCCAGCGTCCCGCGTGGTACGCGGTCTGGGTGTTGGTCCGAAAGATGGTCTGCAACTGGTGGCGCGGCAGAAATTCGCCGTCCTGCAGCCGGGCCTCCACGGCCTCGGCCCAGGCCTCGAAGGGCTGACCCTCGGCCAGGGCGCGCTCCAGATCCTGGTGGATGCCGGCCACCAGGTCCTGCCTGGCCAGGCCGGACACGGCGAACGCCCGGGAGCGCGCGCCGTCCGAGAGGCGCATGGCCTCTTCCGTGGTCATGGCCGTCTTGCTCCGCCAGTAGTCCAGGGCCTCGGCCGGCGGCAGGGTCAGGGGCATGGTCACCGCGGCGAACTCCGCGGCCGCGGCCTGCTCGGACGCGCCCCAGCCGTAGCCCGCGGCCGCCAGCAGCGCCTGGTGCAGCCGGCCGGCCAGGGCGTCGTCCTCGGCCATGGCCAGGTGCTCGGCCAGCAGGATCCGTGCGGCCTCCTCGCTCTCGGCCCGGGCCAGGGCGCTGCCCAGGGGCTTGGCCATGGTCCTGGCCGCGTCCGTCCCGGCCGCGATCTCGCCCGTGAGCCACTGCTCCAGCAGCTCCTGAGCCGCCTCGGCCCGGGCCAGGTCCGGGTCGAGGTCCGGAGCGGCAAAGGCGGCGGGCCCGCCGGCCGCTGCCGGCCGGCCCGCCTGGTCCATGCCCTCGTTCCCCCGAGGAACCACGTAAAAGTGCCCTTCGGGCATGTCGTATTCGGAGGTGAAGTGTTCTGGGGTGAAGCGCACGTCCAGATCGTGGAGCTGCTTGTCCAGCTTGGCCTTGGCCTCGTAGTCCTGCGGCTCCACGTAGCGGAACACCGGCGCAAAGGCCTCGGGTCCGCCGTTCACCCGGGCGTAGTGCCAGGCAATGTCGTTGAAGGCTGCGCAGACCAGGCGCTCGTCCGCCCGGCGGAAGTCCTCCAGCACGCCGGCGTGGGTCTTGGCCGCGGCGTAGCTGCCGCCCTCGCCCACGTCCGCGGTCAGCGTCTGCCCCATGATCACCTGGGCGATGCTGCTGTCCATGCGTTCCACCAGCTTGGCAAAGGTCAAGTCGCCTCCCTTGCCGCTGGTCTCGTGGACATCCACTTCCATGTCGCCGGAGAGCACGGCCACGGCGTCCTGCACCATGCCCAGCAGGGCGGAGTGCGCTTGGTCCCGCTGCGCCTTGTCGGCGCTGCGAATCTTCCCGATCACCCACGGGATGCCAAAGCGCTCCGCAGCGGTCAGCCAGAACTTCAGGCCGCCCTTCTTGAAGGCCACGGGCCACAGGCAGCGGGAGAGCAGCCGCACGCCATAGGGGTTGTGACAGCTGGGGAAGTGCCGGACCACGGAGAACTTGTGCTCGGGCAGCTCCTGGCCCTGGGGCGCGTCCTGGCTCTTGAACAGCAGCTCGCCGTCCGCACCAAAGCCGAACCATTCCACCTGGCGCGGCCGCAGGTCCGCAATGCGCAGCCGGCCGTCCGCCGGCTCCCAGAGGATCTCCACAACGGCCATGCCGTAGTAGGGCGCGTCCAGGATCTCGCTGATGATGTTGTACAGGTCCAGGTTTTCCAGGTCCTGCTCCAGGGCCTTGCACAGGGCCTCGGCCTCGGCCGTGGGCTCCTCGCCGCGCGCCTTGCCCGGGGAAAGCTCGTAGTCGTCCCGGCCCAGGGTGCCCAGCTTGCGGCTCTGGATGCTGGAGCCCACCTTGTCGTCCGCCTCCAGCTCCCGCAGCACGGCCACGCCCTCGCCGCGCTTGCGCAGCACCGGGTCCGGGTCCGGCAGCAGGCCCAGCAGCCCGCCCATGCCGCCGGCCGCCTCGCGCGTGGCCACTTCCTGGAGCAGGGCGGAGCGGTCCGCATCCGCGAACTCGCGGAAGGTATGGGGTGACGTCCACAGCCCGCGCATCACGCGTACCCCGCCAGCAGCCGGCTGCTCTGCCGCGGCGCGCCCGTGGTCACTTCCACGGGGCCGCTGTATTCAATGGTGGACTCGGCATACACCGCCATGGCCTGGGCCACGGCGCCGTCGCCGTGACGCTGGCCGCGGTCGTCGCGGCCCACCTTGTCGGGTATCTTGGGCACGCCGCGCACCATCTTCACGGCCCGGAGATCGTCCAGGATGTTGGCGTCACGCGGCGCGTCGATGGTGCGGTCCTCGTAATGGGCCTTCAGCTTGGGCATGGCCACGCGGTACCAGGCGTCCGAGATCATCACCTCGGCCACGCGGTCCGGGCCGTACCGCTGTCGGGTGAACTCGGCCACGGCCTGACCGTTGCCCCGGGCGTCCAGGCCCGCGCCGGAAAAGTGCGGCACCCGGTCCAGCACGTGGTTGACCAGCTGCTCTTGGACGCGGAAGGGCGCGTCCCGCACCTCCAGCACAAACGGCGTGTGCAGGCACAGGTTCTCCAGCCGGGCCAGGGGCCAGTACACGGACAGGTGTCCGGAGCGGGCGAAGTCGCCGCCCAGGTAGTGGCGATGGTCGGCGTGCAGATCGCGCAGCAGCGGGTCCAGCTTGCCCTGGCACCAGTCGCGCACCTCCTGGAAGGCGCTCTCCAGCGGCCAGTCCACGAAGTCCTGGGCAGGCGGGGACCAGCGCAGCACCGGAATGGCCGCGTCCATGCAGGCCTCGATGATGTTGCGTGCGAGATACGCGCCCGAGCCGCGCCGTGGGATGCAGAACAGCTCCTCGTCGGCGTCGTCGCCGTAGTGCGCGATCAGCTCCTTGCGCCAGGCCGCCTGGGCCTCGGGCGACCAGGCCTGCCCGCGCACCTCGCAGATGCGGCGGTACAGGCCGTCCCCCAGGGCGTCGTCCAGGGTCACCCGGTGCAGGCTGTAGGGCTTCTTACCGGCCAGCACATCCTGCACCAACTCGGCAAAGGGATTGTCCTCCCCGTTGTGCGTGGAGATCACCACCAGGCTGCCGCCCCAGACCAGCATGGCCATGGCCGCCTTGAGCAGCTCGTCCAGGGACTCGACGAATGCGGCCTCGTCCAGGACGATCTTGCCCTGCTTGGAGCGCAGGTTCCGCGGCGCGCTGGACAGGCCGGTCACGGCGAAGCCGGAGGCGAAGCGCACCCGGTAGGCCTGGATGCCCTCGTCCTCCTTGTTGTCCCGCCAGAGAAACTCCTCCATCTCGGCCGCGGCCAGGTTGTACTTCTTCGCCCACTCGGCCACGTCCTTGATGAAGGTCTCGGTCATCTCCTTGTTGTACGAGATGTACCAGACGTCCATGCCGCCGGCCTCGCGGGACTTGGCCGCCAGCAGGGCGTCGTCAGCGGCCTCGGCCCAGCTGATGCCGATGCGCCGGCTCTTCTCCATGATCTTAACGCGCGCTTTGTCCGCCACCCAGCGGGCCTGGTAGTCGCAGAACACCTTAGGCACCGGGCACCCCCAGCAGTTGAAGGATGGCCTGCTCGGTCTGCCTGGTCAGGCCCTGGCCCGGCCGCTGCGCCTGCTCCTGCTCGCTGCCCTGGCGCATCTCGCCCACCAGCTCCAGGGCCTTGCGCAGGTCCGCGACCAGGCGGTAGTCCAGCCGCGCCGGGTCGCCCAGCAGCTGGGACAGCCGCATGATGATGGCCTGCTCCAGGCACTCGGCCACTTCACCCGGGGCAGCGCTGTGCAGGTCCAGACGCGCCGGCGCCGCGGCCTGGCGCTGCTTGGCCGCCAGCTCCTCGGCCTGGAGCACCAGGGCCTCCATCTTGGCCACGGCAAAGGCATCCATGGGGTCCTTGGTCTGCAGGCAGTTCTTGATCAGGGAGGCGCGCAGCTTCACCGTATCCTGGCGGATTTCAGCCTGGAGCTTGCGCACCTCCTCGCGCTTGGCGGCCCAGCCGTACCTCTTGGACCAGCGCCAGAGCGTGGACTCGGCCACGCCGGTGCGCTCCGCGACCTGGCGCATGGACAAGCGGTCCACGCAGTACAGGTCCTCGGCCTCGAAGACCGTATCCGGAGCGTGCTCTTGACCCATGCCCGCTCCTACCGCCCCAGCACTTCCTCGATGCGGGCGATCTCGCGCCGCACCGCCAGCATCTCCAGAATCTTGTTGGCCAGCTCCACGGCCTGGCTGGCGATGATCT